CCGTTTCTGCCCGAGCGATTTTTATGACTTCTGCGTAACCATCAGGAGTGATTCGAGCCAAGAGCTTGTCGTAGTATCGAGGGGTTTTAAATTTTCTCCCCAGCAGGGTGACGAAGTCGTCGGGATAGATGTCCTTCGCGTACTTTTCGAACCACGCAGCCGCGATCCCCGGACGCCGGGACATAACTGTGAATTCCGGTTGCTTATGCGATATCTCGCCAGTTTCCTCATCGACATGTTTGTAGTGCTCCTTTGATTGTGGCCCTGTTTGTTTTTTTAAGATGTAGCGTGCGACATAAGCCGCACTTTGGAACGTGACCTCCCCGATTGAGCAGAAGCCCTTGCCCCAGATGTGATTGAGCATTTCTGACTCGTAAATTTTGTTGCCTCTCACTGTTTTCCAGAAGATTTTATCTGGGAATTCGTACCCGAAGATGAGGGCGTGGTAATGCGGCCGGGCGAAGTCATCGCCGTATTCGCCGCATGCATAGAATCGGATCAGAGTTGGATAGATAGCTTTGCGCAATTTCTTGAAGAAGAATTCAAGGTGTGAGCGCTTGCCTTTCGAGAGAGATCCGCCCGCGGGAAGATCCGCCGGTCGATATGTGAGTGTGATAAACGAGTTTTCCTCGTGAAGCGAAGCTTCGTGCACACACCTGACCGCCCATTGACGACTTCTGTCAATGCGGCAGCCGATACAGCGTCCACAAGCAATTTCTTGCGGAACGCCTGCTGATTCTGATCGCTTAAAGGTGATTCCCCCGCCAGGGCGATGCCATGCCTTTAGCGGGGAAAAACAAGCCACTGATTACAGGCGGTTTCCGCCTCGAGCGGGCATTTGTATGTTTTTCTTGTGGGTTTTGCTGCCGTATTTGCTGAAGTTCCGGCGGCTCGCTTGTTTTTTCATCGGGCGTCGAAATGCCATGCATTCCTCCTGTTACGCAACATGCGGTTAACGGGTAGACCAGCAACCATAGCGATTTTACCATGGGAGTGTCACTTAGACCATATGATATCAAGTAGATCATATGGTTTTGGGTGCGAATTTAAGCTTTCGCTGCACCCTTTGCGGCGTCCTTCGGCGCCTCTGGAGGCTCGCTAGCGGCCTCTTTTGTAGTTTCCTTCGCTACCGTATCCGGTTGCTTCAGTAGACCGAGGAAGACCGCTTCTGTGCGGTTCTCCTCGTTTTCCAGAAATGTGAGCATTTCTTTCGCGTCGTTATTGAACCGATCGCGGATTTTTGAAGGTAGGGCGTCAAACATTTCGTTTGCCTTGGCGACTGTTTGCATCGCCGTTTGAAATTCGAGACCTGTCGCGTCTCCGAATTGCTGTTTTTGAGTGTTGACGAAATCGATTGTCCCGGTTTTCTGGAACCGAGCCATTATTTGATTAATATCCGTTTCGTTTTTGTGATTTTGTTTTGTTCTTCCCTGTCCGGTGAAGGTGATTGAGTGCCGACGTCTTGGGCCGTATGCTGTTTTGATTCTGATGAGAGTTGGTTCCACTTTTGTAGCTCCTGATTGATTTGATATATAGATTCGCGTTTTGAGAATTCGCGTTGTGAGTTGAGATGAGCTTGTGAGTTTAGTTGAATTGTGGATCGGGCTGAACGCCCTCTAACAGCCTTGTTCGGCATGAGGGGTATGTGATGTTTTTACGGGATGACGTCTGTGAGGCGCTTGCCTCCACGTCTCCCTTTTGGAAGGACGGACCGTCCTTTTTTTAATGATCGGGCTGAAGTTCCGAACATTCCCTTGAAGGGTGATAGTGCTCCGACTCCTCTCCCGACCGTGTCGGAGAGTGCGTCAAGTCGTCGCTTGGTTGCGTAGTCTTCCGAAGACCAGAACCTGGCTTCGTCCTTGTTACCAGGTACGCGTAGTTTTTCGACCTCTTCGTTCCACTGTGCGATATTTTCCGTAATTTCGAGAATGTTATTCTGTCGATTGACCAGCATCCTGTCCGCATCGTGCTTCTGCCCGAGTGCGAATGCTGTTGTTTTTTGTTCTTTTGCAAGATTGATATTGGCTTTCGCCATTTTGGCACTAAGGAATGTTTGCGCTGCAGATGTGCCAATGTCATGTTGCTGAGCAACCATGCCCGATGGGGTTGATGCGCCGGCTCCTCCTGTGCCAGATAAGATGGGATTGAGTCCGGCGGCCCGAAGATCCGTGACTTCGCGTTGATGGGCGGTCCCAGAATATCGGCCCGCCTCGTCCCGAGCTATCGCAGCTTGCTTCGCGGATGCCTGATTTGCAAGATATCCGCCTACGAGAGACGCGACACCTGCGATAACTGCGGGCCAGACCATTCTGAGTTTTATCCTGTAGGTTCTGACGCGTCCTAGAAGTGATCAATGAGTCCGGGAACCCCGTACATTGGCATCGGACGCACGCATTCCATCCGGGTATAGCTGTCGAAGATGAAGTGCGGCTCGTCTGTGACCGCAATTACTCGGTCCACCGGAGGATTTTCGATGATGAACGCAGCATCGAGGACCGGCAGAGTGGCAAAGTCCTGCGACAGATGCCATGCGTCCAATGACGTAGGGGACGCAGAACGCATTGCCGCAGTGATCTTCGAAGGTTTGTAACGATATTCTGCGCTTCTTTCTTGATAACCGAATACATCGGCGTCCGCTGGTGCACCAGCCATGAAGATTTCTTGATTGAGTACGGCTTGTTCGCCGATATGACTGAGAGCTGGCCAATAGAAATCGAATTTAGTTCGGCGTGAGAACATACGATCCAGCCCTTGCTGGTAAGTAAGATCCGCCCGAACAGATACGAGACCGATGAGGATGCAGTGTTCTGTGAACGATTTCGTGAATCCATGATTGTGTCCTGTCGCCGTAGCGTATGCCGCCAGGTTTCCTTGTGGTGATGCGTCCGGACCGGACGGATCCGTTTCTGATGTTTGTGGGACCTGACTGAACATGATTGGCGTCGACCCGCCGCCAAGATATTCCGGACGTTGAAGTCGAGAGTCCGGGCTAGAAACGGAAAAATGTGCCCTAATGATTTCCGTGTAGCGCGTACCGCCACGCGCGTCGCGCTCTAGCAGTTTTTGTATTTGGAATGATTGCCGCAGTTCGTTAATTGTTGCTGCGGTTGCTTCGCCCAGGTCGGCCTCGAGCGTATATAGCGCCGTTGGAGTGCCGATCAGGCTTTGTACTTCGACGCCTGCCGCATTAAGTGTGCCCGGTCCATCGGAGTATGTAATTCCGATGATGTTTGGATCGTCACTGGCCGGACCGGCCACCCCTACGGGCGCTGTACTCCCGAGCGGGATTGTGATCGATTCCCCTTTTTGTGGGAACGGAAGGCATGAAGTGAAGTAGTCGTGTCTTTTTCCTCTCCGCTGCACCTGATAGTCGGTTGCAAGATCCGGGCCATCGCCCTTATTGAGCGTCGGAGAGTTCTGCAAGTTTTGGTCTCGATACCATTCTGCCCAAATTAAATTATAGGCACGATGCCACATTGCCGAGTGGTTGATATCGACGCCGACGGGGATCCCCATATAGTCGGCCAGAGAGTTTTCCTCCCATCCGCCCGCGTCGGGAGGTCCCATAATTGGAATAAGAAAATCCGTTGAGTCCCCTGGATTGCTTTGAGCGCCCATAAAGCGCTCCCAATTGTCCCAGATTAACCGCATAGGAACCGCAAAAAATTGCGTGTCCATGTACATGTTATCCATGACTGGGAAGATAGGTGTCGCGAGGCGGGCGAAGAGTGTGCTTTCCACTCTGAATGTGTCGCCCGGAAGAACCTCGTCGACGAAGTACGGTATTAACAGCCCGGCGTTGAATGTCGTTTTGTATCCGAAGGACCGATCGAACCGGCTACGCGGGATTTCCGCGTGAGGTACTACGGAGAACTGGTGCTTCATTACCGACGGTTGCTTCGCCATGGCTGTCTTTCGGAACAATTGAATTCACATCGTAATTCGTAATTAGCTCCGAAACAACCCCGACCCGTAACGGTGGCGTGAATTGCTGGATTTCTCCTGAGTGATCCTCGAACGTGCCGAGCTGATACAGGGTGTAGTCCCCTGGGTGCTGTGCTGTTGCTTCTTTCGGATCTTTTGCCAGGTCGATTATTGCCCGTACCGCTACCGCTTTGGTTTGAAGAAAGAACGGGCGCATGAACCCTTCCAGTTTATTGTCATACATTGAGAACATCATCGTTTTCATCGAGATCCCTTTGAAGTCGTCTTGCTTTTAGGTATTGAACTTGCTCGCGAACTGCGAGCCTTGCGGGTGTGTTGTCTGCTGCTGATTTTTTTGCCGTTTCTGCCCGAGCGATTTTTATGACTTCTGCGTAACCATCAGGAGTGATTCGAGCCAAGAGCTTGTCGTAGTATCGAGGGGTTTTAAATTTTCTCCCCAGCAGGGTGACGAAGTCGTCGGGATAGATGTCCTTCGCGTACT